GGCCAGATGATCAACCACTGGAAGCGCAAAGGGCAGGTTTCACATCGCTTTGCGCTGAAGCTAGCGAATGAGACAGGCGTATCTGTCCATGAGCTTAGGCCGGATGTGTTCGGCCGGCCTGGATCGTTGGGAAACGATCTAACGAATGAGATGCATGCAGCATAGGACGGAGCCCGACAAGATCTCCCTGTGATGACTGCCGGGTTTGCCACTTGGTTAAGCGCCCATCCGTCGGGCTTCGTCCTGTGCCGCAAGCGTATTGAGTGCCCTTCAAATTGCAAGCCGGGTGAATGGATTCCCCAGATCCTGAAACCCGGTAAGGGCAAGTAGTCATCCGCGTATTTTGGAAAAAGTAAAAGCCCGCCAATGTGCGAAGTCGGCGGGCTTGAACAGATTTTGCAGGTTCTACGGTTTGCGAGGTTGAATATGCAGGACAAAACCGACAAAAACAAGGCTGGGTTTGTAAAAATCCACCGCTCTTTATTCGATAATCCGCTGTTTACGAAATACCCGGAATTCATAGGCCCTTGGGTTTGGATCATCGCCAAGGCGAGGTTCAAGGCTAATGGCATTGGGCGCGGTCAATTAGAATTATCGCGCCGTCTGTTGCATAAGCAATTTCCTTATCTAAGCCTTGCAAAATGCCAGCGATTTTTCGATCAGCTAATTGATCAGCAAATGATAAAAATCGATCCGCAACCTGGTCAAAAGGTTAGCATTGTAACCGTCTGTAATTACAAGATTTATCAGAGTTTCGACGCGCCCGCTGATCCGCAAAGTGATCCGCAAAGCCCGAAAATCGATCCGCAAAGTGATCCATCTTCTAAGAATGTTTCTAAGAATGATAAGAATGATATATCATCTAACGATGATATTTTATTCGCTTTCGATCAATTTAAAAAATTCGCCCAAAAAAACGGTATGCCAGTGCCACGAAAGCTGGAGCCAGAGCGAAAGCGAAAGATTGCTGCGCGATTGAAAACGTTTAAGCGCCAAGGCTGGATCAAAGCGTTGAGAATAGCTGAGCGATGCGACCGGATATTGGAAAACAACTGGTTCACCATCGATTGGTTGAGCCGGAACAATTCCAACATCACCAAAGTTTTGGAAGGCAATTACGAGAACAAGTTGCCAGCAAAGCCCAAAACGCCGGAAGAAATCGCCAATCAGAAGTTTATCGAAAAAATCAAGCGAGAGAGCCAGGACCAACAGCCAGTATTGCCTGCAAACGGTGGGAGTTTGTTGCAGTGAAGTACATGGAAATTGATGTTGAGTTGATTGCTTTGGGTGCTGTCATCGTCAACCACAACCAGATCGACCGGTGGAAGCTGCGAGCAACGGATTTTGCAAACCTCGTCAACCGCCATGTGTTTGAGATAGTCGAAGAACATCACCGCCGCGGAGAAAGCATAACACAGGGCATGATTGAGGCCATGGTTGATGCGGACGAAATGGCTGATGACGAGTTTACGGTCCGCCAGCAGATCCGCTTTGCAGTATCGTTCGGAATTCAGCACGCAACGCCGGGAACAGGCGAAAGACTTCGTGAAATCGCGGCAAAGCGAGCCGTCAACCAAGTCGGCTATGATCTTCGACACGGGGCGATAGGTGATCAATCTGCTGAGGCAATGCTTGAAAGCGTCAAGGGCAATCTAGAGCGGATTGTCGACCGCGCATCGGATGATGACAGCTTTGAGATGCTTGGAGATGTTGGCGCAGAGATCGTCCAGGACATCATGGACGGTGTTGTGCCTGAAGAGATATTCACGGGCTCACAGCAGCTCACTCGACGACTTGGAGGTTATCAGCTTGGAGAACTGATCATCATTGCTGGCCGCCCGTCTATGGGCAAGAGCATGGTCGCGCAGTCCCTTGGTTTGCAGATGGCAAAAAAGGGCATCGGCGTTGTAATGTTTAGCCTTGAAATGAGCGCCAAAGAGCTTGGCTATCGCTCGCTGTCGGATCTGATGTGGACTAGTCAAGAGCGCTTGTCATATCAGAATATCAGAAACCGCGACCTGAACGACAATCAAGTCGATCTGCTTGGTCAGGCTGGCGCGCATTTGCAAACGCTGCCTTTCGTTGTGGATGATCGCGCAGGCTTATCCCTGGACGAGATCGGCTTCGAGATCCGCAAGCACAAGCAGCGAATGGCTCGCACGAAAACTCCGCTTAAAGTCGTCTTTGTTGACCACATCGGGCACGTGAAACCATCAGACCGATACAAGGGAAACAAAACCAATGAGGTTGGCGAAGTTTCGGCGGGATTGCTTAAGCTTGCCAAAGATCTCGACATCACAATCGTAGGCTTGTGCCAGCTCAACAGAGGGCCAGAGAGCCGCGAAGAAAAGCGCCCGTCACTCGCTGATCTGCGCAACTCAGGTGACATTGAGCAAGACGCAAACACAGTAATGTTCGTCTATCGCGATGCCTATTACATCGAGCGCCAGAACTTCGACGATGAACGCGAAAAGAAAGCCGCGTTAGACCAACACCGAAATAAGCTTGAAATCCTCATTGCTAAGAACCGCAGAGGCTCAACCGAGACTGTCCATCTGTTCTGTGATCCCGCGTGCAACGTCATCCGAGATATTGAAAGGCCGCAAGCATGAATTCATGTTTCACCTGCAAGCACCGCAGCAAAGACCTCAAAAACAATTGGGATCAGGCACCGGCCTATGAGTGCGGAAACCCCGACAGCTTTCGTCATGAACGCATGGTTCTCAAGGGCATGACTTGCCACGCATACGAGCCAAACAAGTCTTGGGCGAAAGGCAAGGCAGCATGAACAATTTGATCACAGATCATGCATTGCTCCGATACATCGAGAGAGTGCACGGCGTGGATGTGGAGAGACTGAAAGCTCAAATCCTGAACGACTTTGTCCGCAGCGCAATCAAGGGCGGGGCAAACGTGATCAAAACCAAGGAATGCACATTCATGGTTGAGCACGGAAGGATCGTAACAACCCTAACTCACGGCATGAGTGCGATCCCAAAACAGTACAAGGTGGGATCATGAAGACGTTTAAGGAAGTTCAACGCATGGCAGAGCGCCAGAATGGCCGCGTGCGAGAGGTTATCGTTGACCGGACTCCAGGCCCTCCAAAAGGCGGGGAACGCGTCCTGCTGGAGAATTACGGCGAATGCTACGTCCATTCATGCCAGCCAGCCGGCAGAGACAACTTCAAGATCACAGTGAGGCGAGCATGACGAGCATTGATTCTGATGAATTGGTGAATGCCCTGATGAAAAATGATTATTTCCGAGAGTTGGTTGCTGGTGCAATAAGTGATGCAGTAGAAGATGCTTTCCCAGGCCATACCTCAATAAAAGAGGCGATAACAAAAGGCGTGGAAAATTCGTTCCCGTTTCCGTCGGAAATATCAAACGATATTTACGGCGCGACGCTTGAGGTGATGAGGGAGCGAAAGAAATGAGCCTTAAGGGCTACGTCATTCGTGACGGCAAAGTCGTCAAAAACAAATCTCGTAAGTCAGTAAGCCGCCAAATCGCGGAGCGTAGGTCCAAGCGTCAAACAGCAGTCAGCAGAGCAAAGGCGCAATTCAATGAACTACGTACCAACCCCGGAACTGCTAAAACATAGATCCGACTATGACACGCCAAAGCAAAGCAGGGACAAAAACCGCGAAGCATTCAAGCTTAATTCGGTTGTTGATCGCCTGTTTCGCAATGGCGATATCACTCGGATTGAATTTGAAGCCGCTGAACGCTTCTATCGTGATGTCACAAGAGGGATGCACACACCGGGACTGGTTAGCGCGTACGGAGAGCGCATGGGCGGCAGCACACCTTTATCACAACTTTCGAATGCAACTATCACATCCGCTGAACGAAAGGCGTTTCACCACGAAGCTGCGTTTCTTGCCCTGCAAGCTATCAATCAGCCTGAACAGCGGAGAATGATCCATAAATGCATTGTTGAGGAAAAGAGCCTCAATGATGCAAGCTTAGAAACTTTTGGCGGATCCAGAAACGCAGCAGCAGGTGCCGGCAAGTACGCACTGATCTGTGCAATTCGGCAACTGGCGACTCACTACGACGGCAAATATGCAAAATAAGGCGAAAAGGGGATTGCAAATGCATGCAAATCACTTCAGTGCTTATGTCATCATGGACAATTTGCGGACGGGCAATGGACCAGATCAATAAGATCATAGGGCCAATGAGGCCGGCTTTGCAGATTATAGCTTATGCCGTTCTCGTGCTGGCTTTGCTTAAATACTTCAACGTCAAATTTATCGACATCAAAGGGGAATGGTGGCAACTCGCTATTCTCGCACTATCCGTTAGATCGCTATGATTTGGGAATTCATGGAAGTCTTAGCAGATCCCGAAGATTTTGCAGTGAAAGTTGAAAAAGATGGTAGCATCAGCCTTAGATCTATCTATGATCTTAAACAGGACGGGTATCACCCAAAAGGTGCTTCAAGATTTACTAAAGCGCAGCCTAACATGCTCGCAGCCTACGAAGAAACAGACAAACACCGTAGGGATGCACGATCAGGCATATCGGAAAATGATGAGGGTTTTGAAGGTCAAGTATGATGCTTCAAGTTGTAAAGGCTGACGCAGCGAGCAACACGCAGGATGCAGCGAGTTATGAGGTAGGCCATTGCAAGCCGCCGAAAGAGTATCAATTCAAGCCAGGACAATCAGGCAACCCTAGCGGAAAATCAAAAAAGCCTAAGCAGCTTGCCGACAAAATCCAAAAACAAGCGGATAAGCTAGTCGATACATTGGTTAGGCTAGCAACATCAGAAGAAACACCAGACAACGTGAAAATCCAAGCAATCAACACATTGCTAGATCGTGGTTTTGGAAAAGCGCCACAAACACTAGACGTCAATCAGCGCCATTCACTGAGCGATGAGCTAGAACAGCACATCAGGCAGCTCAATGGACTGCCGCCAACAATCGACGTGACGCCAGATGAATAAGATACCGAACGAAGTGCGCAACATGGTCCGCTTGCGGTTGGCGTCAACGAAGCTGCATGGAGTCCTATCCCAGCTGATTGCTCGTGTTAAAAACAACGCCACTGCAACAGACAGCCACATTACAGACGATCTAGTGACTGCAATGATCGAGGTAGAAATGATCCGAGAGGCAATTGACGATCTCTACGGGCCGCCTCCAGCAGAAGACGAATGAACAACCATTTACGTGCGCGGCTACCTAATAACTTAAGTATATTACTTTTAGCACGCCACGCACGCGCGCGAGTATCATGTCACCAAACGACCTGATAAAGCGCTGGAAAGAAAATCCTTACTATTTCGTAATAGAGGCATTCAAAGTTGAGCCGCACCCCTGGCAAGCAAGAGCATTGCAAGCCATTGCAGACGGAAATAGACACCTGGCCATCCGATCGGGGCATGGTGTTGGTAAGACAACTTTTGAATCATGGGTTATTCTTTGGTTTCTTCTCTTCAGACGACCATGCAAAATACCAGTCACGGCTAACAGCCAAGACCAGCTCCGAGACGTTGTCTGGTCAGAAATCCGCAACTGGCACGCAAGGCTTCCAAAGTTCCTGCAAGACGCGGTCGAAGTCTCAGTTGAGCGTGTTTTTATCAAGTCCGATCCCGAAAGCGCATTCGCAGTTGCTCGAACTGCACGACCGGAGAAGCCGGAAGCGCTTCAAGGCTTCCATAGCCCCAACCTTTTATTCATAATCGAAGAAGCATCAGGCATTGATGATATCATCTTTGAGACCGCAGGCGGTGCGCTCACTGGCGAAAATGCTATGTCCATCATGTGTGGCAACCCCACGCGGACAAGTGGCCGTTTTTTCAATGCCTTCCACTCTAATCGAGATCAATTTAGCTGCCACGCCGTCAACTGCCTCAACCCCAATGACGTTAGTCCAACGGTCAGCCACGAAAATCATAAAGCGTATGCCGAGCAAGTCGCACGTGAATACGGTGAAGACTCCAACGTTTATCGAATACGCGTCCTTGGGGAATTCCCGACATCAGAAGATAACGCAGTCATCAATCTAGGTTTGATCGAGGCTGCGCAGCGCAGAGAAGTGGTTCAGGATGATTATTCACCTGTTTGGGGCCTGGATGTTGCCCGCTTTGGTGATGACGCTACAGCGCTCGCTAAGCGCCGTGGAAACTCTATGCTAGAGCCAACCAAGGAATGGCGTAAAGCCGATACAATGGAGACTGTTGGTATTGTCGCCCGTGAATACCATGACACACCAATCAAGGATCGCCCAGCTGCAATTAACGTGGATGTCATCGGTGTGGGTTCGGGTGTTGTTGATCGCCTTGCTGAACTCGGTCTTCCCGCTCGCGGTGTTAATGTTGGTGAGCAACCTAGCTCCGATAGACAGAGATACATGCGATTACGCGACGAGCTATGGTGGAAGGGCCGAGAATGGTTCGAGAGCATGGAAGTCTCAATGTGTGGAGACGATGCGCTAGTGAGTGAGCTTGTTGTGCCAACCTACAAGATGGAAAGCACCGGCAAGATAAAGGTTGAAAGCAAGGATGATCTTAAGAAGCGCGGTGTGAAGTCACCAAACCGGGCTGACGCCTTCCTGCTTACGTTTGGTGGTGGTGATTACAACAAGTCAATGCGCAGAGCACAGCACGCATTCGGCATGGATTACGATCCGTTCCAGGTGGATGATCCACGCTACCGCGCTGCGTATGAACGCCAGTACGTTGCAGAACTGGATTATGATCCGCATGCCTGATGTGATCCTAAAGGACGTAACCCAAATCGCCCTAGACCGGATCTGTTTGAACTTACGTGAGATGGATGCAATCGAGATCTTTAACCAGCGTCCGCATGATAGCCCAATCATCCTTAGTTATGAGACGTTCCACCTGGTTAAAGAGCGTACAGCAGTGGGCCGGATAGCTTGGCAGGACGGTGTTCCTGTTCTGGTTGGTGGTCTAGCTGAACGATGGCCGAACGTTTGGGAAGTCTGGATGTTCGGGACCGATGAAAGCAAGCCTTCTATGTTCCCGATGATGCGCTGGCTACGTGAGAAAATTAAATACTACTGTTACGAGCACGGGGTTCACCGACTGGAGTGTGAAAGCCATATCAATCATACTGACGCACATGCTTTTCTCCGAGCTATGGGAGCGAGAGAAGAAGGTGAGCGTTTATCTGCTTATGGGAAAAACGGAGACGATTATCTCCGCTTTGTTTGGATACGGCGTGAAGGTGAAGACTTGCTCAATCCAGAACTAATAGAGGCGGCAGAATAATGTGTTTTGGCGGCGGCGGCGGCGGATCATCCGCACCAGCACCAACACCACCAGCTCCGGAAGCTCCACCAGCAACCGAGCCAACCAAGTTTGACTATGACGTGCAACAGCAAGACAGCGCCAAGCTGGCGCAACGTAAGAGCGCTGTTAACGTCCTATCAACGACAGATCCTAGCGAGCCGAATAACGGCTATCAGACATTCGGAGGCTAACTAATGTGCATGGGTGGCAGGAAATCTAGTCCAGCTCCGGTAACGCATAATCACTACACAGAACCGCCAGCTGAAGAGGCAAATACAGAGCCAACCAGTGATTTGACTGATCCTAATCAGCAACAAATGGTTGCAGCGATCAACTCAGCGTCATCAGGCACGACAAACAACACATTTGGATCGGAGTTAGGCGGGTGAAGGTCAACGGATTGACGCGGGCTCTACTGAAAGAGCGCCGAGAACACAGGGATTTGCAGCAATGTGCGGATCAAAAGGCGGCGGACAACAAGAGCCAATCGTTAAAGATCACTATTGGCCAGCACCAGAAAACGGCGGACCTCAATCAGACGCCGAGCGCGAAGCTCTAGCAACCGATCGTGGCAACCAGGTTGAGCAGCAGCGATTGGATGCGCTTCGCAATGACAGCAAAACATTCGGTTCAGAGCTTGGTGATCCAGGTGGGAGATAATAACAATGTGCGGATCTAGTAGGTCTACACCGGCACCAGCGCCGGCACCACCACCACCAGAGCCAGAGCCGCCGCCCAGAGAGCCAACGGCGCGTGATAGCGAGCTAGACACAAACAGGGATGCTCAGCAACGTGCAGCACTACAGCAACGTTCTGGCTTAGCCTCAACACTTGTCAGCGATCAAGATAACTTAGGCGCAACGCCGTCAGTGAGGCCAACGCTTGGATAAGATTGCACACGCACAAACAACGGTTTGCATTGTTAATGCGGAAGGCAAATCGCATTGGGTGTCTTCACTTGAAGTATCGGCGGGCGTTGTTCCGGAACTTGGTCGCGGCGCGATTTATGAAATCGTCGGACTTTCATTCGAAGACGGTGACGGCGAGTTGAACGAAACTCAAGTCATACTAACGAATGAAGATGCAAAGAAGCTAGCACGTCTCATACTAGCAATGGCGGGTGAATTTGGATAACGCGGCGGCTGACAAAGCCATCATGGATCTTAAACATCAGTTTGATGATGTGAGAGGCGAACGGCGCACGAATTGGGAGCAGCATTGGCAAGAGATTGCGGAGTATGTGCAGCCTCGAAAGGTAGACTTTGTCGGATATCGTACCGAGGGTGAAAAGCGCATGCAGCGAGTTTATGACTCGACTGCTATTCACTCAAACCAACTGCTTGCAGCTGCACTGCATGGCCTGGCAACAAACCCGGCTGCAAAGTGGTTCTCGCTCCGCATGACAGACGATGCGTACAACGAAGATGATGAGATCAAGTCGTATCTATCGAACGTTGAAGACATCATGTGGGCCAAGCTGTACGCACCAGGCACAAACTTTGCTACATCCCTGCATGAAACCTATCTCGACTTAGCGTCATTCGGTACGGCGGTTATGTTCGTTGGTGAGACGCGTCAAGGCCAGATCCTTACCGATGCCAGGCCACTAGCCGAATGCTTTATCGCTCACAATGAGGAACGCGTTGTCGATAAGCTATTCAGGCGGACTGAATACAGCGTCGGGCAACTGATGATGCTCGCCAAGCATCGTGGTTGGGAACTGTCCTATAGAATCCAGGACAAGATCAATAATAAGAAGTTCGAAGATAAGGTTTGGGTGATCCATGCGGTATATCCGCGTGAATTCAGAGATCCCAACGTCAAAGCGCCGTCTCAGATGCCTTATGGCTCTTGTTATTTTGAAGAAGACGGACTGCACAAGCTCAGTGAGTCAGGCTTTCCAGAATTCCCTTATCTCGTGCCTAGATGGTCGCTCTATGCCGGCGAGACGTATGGACGATCGCCAGCCATGGAAGCATTGCCAGATATCAAGATGCTGAATTCCATGATGCTGGCCATGATCAAGGCACTACAAAAGGCAATTGATCCGCCGTTGTGGTTGCCAGATGAGGGATATCAGGGGCCGGTTCGGACTATCCCAGGTGGAATTAACTACTATCGCGGTGATCGGCAGATCCAGCAACATCCAGTCAGCTTGCAAGGCATCCAGTTTGTGAATGAAGCCATGGAAGGCATACGAGATCGTATCCGACAGAGCTTCTATGTTGATGTGGTTCAAACATACCAATCTTCCCGCGAACAGACCGCCTATGAAGTGGAGCAACGCCAGCAAGAGCGTATGCGCCTCATGGGGCCGCTTGTTGGACGTCTCGAGGGTGAACTACTCGGACGCTTGATTGATCGCGTGTACGGCATGCTCAACCGCAAGCAAGAGCTACCAGAACCGCCAGAGAATGCCGGCGATCAGCAATTCACGGTGGAGTACGTGTCACCGCTGGCCAACGTCCAAAAGCAAAGCTCAATGCGCGGTATCAATCAGGTTCTGGGCATGTTCGCTCAGATGAACGAGCCTGGATTAGCGACCATCGATAAAAATACGGATCTCGATAAGCTCTATCGGAAACTTTGGTTCGAAGTCTGGAATAATGATCCGGATGTGTTGAGGCCAGATGATGAGCTAGAAGAGCGTCAGCAGCAAGAGGCGCAAATGCGCCAGATGCAAGCCATGAAACCAGGTGTTGAGATGGCAGCACAAGGGGCGGATGCCATGGCCACGATGGCGAATGCAGCTCAATCAGGTGGCGTTGATCTACAGGCATTAATGGATGCTGCGCCACAGGCGGCAGCTGATCCCAATGTGCAAGGTCAAGTCGGGGCGATTGCCGAGCAAATGAACATTGATCCCGCTCAGATTCAGGAGCTTGTTGGAGGTATGGCCGGTGCCAACGCTGCATGACAAGGTGATGTCTGAGAAATATCAGGGCATCTACAACGATCCGGACGGCCAAGCGGTGTTCGCCGATGTCTTCGCACAAGCCAATCTCTACAGCCCGATTGCGACAGTCGATCCAATTGAGGCAGCAAGAGAAGAAGGCAAGCGGCAACTGGCTTTGCATATCGTTCATATGTTGAGCTTGCAACCAACCGACTTTGTGCAATCTGCGCAGAGTGATTTCAACATCTTAGATAATCTCATGAGGCTAAATGATGAGCGACGTTGATGCAGGCGGCGGAACACTACTCACTGAAGGATTCGCAGAGGAAGCCGTGCAGGCCGGTTTGGCTGAGACTGGCGGCGTTCCGGGTATGGAGCAGCCGGCACCGCAGTACAGCGGCGATGATTGGCGCGCGAGCCTTCCAATTGAACTTCAAGGTCAAGCGGCTTTGGAGAAATTTTCGACCACAGAAGCGCTAGCCAGCTCATACGTTAACCTTGAACGGCAGATGGGCGACAACATCCCCGCACCGAAGACTGATGAGGATTGGGATGCGGTTTATACAAAGCTCGGACGTCCCGAAGAATCAACAGCATACGAATTCGAACAAATTGAAATGCCCCAGGGCATGGAACACGATACAGCCGGTGAGGACTATTTTAGAACAACAGTACACCAGGCAGGTTTGAACGATCGCCAAGCCAAGGCGCTGCACAAAAGCTATTATCAATTGATGGTGCAACGGCATGCAGACTCGGTCAAAGCGCAAGAGCATGCACGGCAAGAGGCCGAGCGCTCGTTGAGACTAGAGCAGGGGCCGGCCTATGATCAGTTCGTAGGACAGGCAAAATCAGCCTTGCGCCAGTATGCAACACCAGAATTCTTGAAGCGGTTGGATGAAACCGGGCTCGGTAATGATCCCAACATGCTTAAAGTTTTTGGACGGATCGGCAAGGATATGGGCGGTGAAACATCGCTCGTGGGTGGCCACGCGCAACAAGCAACGCCAGCCGATCTTGAAAATCAGATTTCATCATTCCGTGAAGAATATGGCGCGGCTCTATATGACAGCAGTCATCCGGAGCATGATCGACGCGTTAAAGAACTCACAGTGATGAATAATCAGCTGTACGGCAACGCACCCGTGATCAGGTAAGCCAGTACAGCACATCGCGCCGCCTGTAGGTCCGGGTAACGGGAAACCGTCCGGTTGAGAGCCTCACACAAGCGCCCGTTAGCGTAACTGGTCCGGTTCTCCGGGTAACCAGCATTCACCCTTGACAACAACCGTTTAGGAGCTTGGTAGCATGTCTACTCAGGTAACAACGGCGCACGTCGAACAGTATAGAGCCAATGTCTATCATCTGGTTCAACAAAAAGGCTCTCGACTGCGCTCCGCCGTCCGCAACGAAACACAGGTCGGCAAAAATTCTTTCTATGAACAAATCGGTGCAACTCAGGCGCAACGCAGGACATCACGTCATGCGGACACGCCTCGCATGGACACCCCACATGCACGCAGGCGCGTTTCGCTTGAAGATTGGGAATGGGCGGATCTGATCGACGAACAAGATCGCATCCGGATGCTCATTGATCCCGCTTCACCGTACGCAACTGCTGCCATGTATGCCATGGGCCGCTCAATGGATGACGTGATCATCGCTGCAGCGGACGGCACGGCATACACGGGTGAAAGTGGCTCAACGCAAACGAACTACGATTCGAGTATGACCGTGGGCGTCCAAACGGTTTGGCCAGGTGTTACCGCAGCTGATACAGGCTTGAACGTGGCGAAGGTGCTTCTCGCGAAACGCAAACTGCTTGAAAACAGTGTCGACCCGGACGAGGAAATGTTCATGGTCGTCAATGCGCGCCAGGCAGAAAGTTTGATGAAAGATGAGCGGGTTGCGAATGTTGACTACAACAGCATTAAGCCGCTTGTTGAAGGGAACATTGCTAAGTACGGCGGGTTCACAATTATTCCGACCGAGCGGATTGGTACAGACAGCAACCTCGATGACAAGGTTCTGTATTGGACCAAGTCAGGAATGCTTCTGTCCGTCGGCAAGGACATGAAAACACGCGTCACCGAGCGAGACGACAAAGGTTATGCAACGCAAGTTTACTGCTGCATGTCCATTGGCGCAACTCGCATGGAAGAGGAACGGGTTGGCACTATCTTGTGTGATCCTGGCGCTTCTCCAACGTATGACGCTTAAGGGGAGTAGATAGACATGGCTGTAACTACTCAAGAAAGCACCCAATACGCTAACGTATTCACGACCACGCCGGCCGTGAATAACGAGACGAGCGATTGGAAAGGCCGTATTCGAGGGATGTACTTCGAGCACGACCAATCGGGTGCGGGTGATGCGGGCTCATCCGTAGCGCTTTGCAAAATTCCAGCAGGCCGGGTTCGGCTGCTGCTGCCTATGTCCTGGATGTATGTGAACTGGACAACGGCATCGGCAACGCTTGATCTTGGTTGGGATGCCTACACAGACCTAAATAACTCAGCTGTTGTGGCGGATGACAATGGTTTGATTGATGGCATCTCGGTTGAAAACGCTGGCGTGATCGGGTTCGAGGAACTCACGACGCTAGCCGGGCTGGATGCGGTTGCACACACCAAAGTGTTTGAAAGCAAGGACGGTGTTGTTATCAGGGCAACAAGCCCCGGTGCAATAGCTGACGGCGATGATATTGCCGGCTTCCTTGTCTACATGCACGACTAACTGATAGGGCCAAGTGAATGAGCCAGATCACATCTGATACTGAAATCTGCAACTTGGCCCTACAGCGCATTGGTGAGCAGACAATTACGTCTTTAGACCAAGGGACGGAAATTGCTCGCCGGTGCAAGATTGCGTATCCTCAAGCTCGTGATGCAATGCTTCGCGGGCATTTCTGGAACTTTGCGGTGAAACGGTCAACACTGGCGCTATCAACTGAAACGCCAGATTGGAAATACACCTATAAGCACGTGTTGCCGGATGACTTTCTGAGGTTAATCCAGACCAACATCGACACACCATCAGCATCCGCAAACAGTGAATTCCACGATGGCCAGCCGGATTATCGAATTGAATCCGGGTTCGTTGTCTCGAACGATGCAACGGTGAAAATCGAATACGTCTTTAGGCAAGAAGACATCAGCAAATACGATGATTTGTTTATTGATGCCCTGATTGCACGCATGAGCGCAGAACTTGCAGCCGCGTCCAAAAAGTCAATAAGCGGCGTTCAGAATCTATGGGAAGTCGCCGAGCGGAAGTTGAGAGAAGCGCGAACGGCAGACAGTCAGGAAGGCGTGCCGCGTTCATTCGAAGCCAACATATGGGTGAATAGTCGTCTCTGATGGCAAGAACAGCAGCACTCATCACGAACTTCACCGCTGGCGAGTTTACCCCAAGGCTAAGAGGCCGTGTCGATATCGAGAAGTATCGGAACGCGGCCTATGAAGTAACCAACTTTGTTGTTGTTCCTCACGGTGGCGCACGCAAGCGCCCAGGCTTCAAATACATTGTTGAGCCTAAAAGCAGCTCAGAAGACGCCAAGCTGGTTAGTTTTGTCTACAATACAGAGCAAGCTTATACGCTGATGTTCGGGCCGAGCTATGTTTGGTTTTTCCGCGACGGCGGTTTAATCACGCACGCGGCGAACAATATCACCGGCATTACTAATGCCAATCCAGCTGTTGTTACATCGACCGGGCACACACTTTCAAACGGTGACTATGTCTATATTGGCAGTGTTGGCGGTATGCACCAGCTTAACAACCGGCGTTTTCTGGTTGCGAATACGACGGCCAACACGTTCGAACTATCCGGTGAGGACAGCACCAGTTTCGGCACGTACACATCAGGCGGAACGGCATCCGAGATTGTGGAGCTGGCCACGACTTACACTGAAAGCCAGTTGCCAAATCTGCAATTCGCCCAGACCAACGATGTTCTGTATATCTGCCATCCAGATCAAAAGCCTCAAACGATCACGCGGACATCACATACCGCATGGACCTTGGCGGAATTCGGCTTTGAAAAAGGGCCATTCCAGCCGCTCAACGGCGATACGTCGGAAACCTTGACGTTTAGTAGTTGGAATGCATCAGCCACCACATACGGAACGCAGGCGGTCGGATCAACGGCGACCTGCACGGCAACGAGTGGCATATTCACGTCTGATATGGTTGGCGCTTTAATTCGGGTTCGGGAAGGCGGTGACAGTGGCGACGCAACCCAAACGGAAACGGGGATTCAGGGCGCATCACTTGGGGATGGATCGGCAAGCCTAGCTAACGGCGACCAATACACCACAGATGGTTTTGTCTATGGCGTGAGTAACGTCACGACTATATCGGATTGGGGCCAGGTCACGCGCGTTCCAACACACCAGCAAGGGACGGTGCGGGTTTATCCATCGGGGACGGCTGGTTACTTCGATGCAACGTATCTGCATGACACGACATGCGTTCTAAAAATAACGGCTTATACATCGTCAACGGTGGTGACTGTCCAAATCATTCATAATCAAATGCCGGAGAGCATCAGAACATCTGCAATCAGTCTTTATGAGATTGGTAGCTGGAATGGTAAGGATGGTTATCCGAGTGAAGTTGCCTTCCACGAAAACCGGCTTTGGTTTGCTTCAACAGCCGCAGAGCCTCAAACAATTTGGTCTAGCCGTTCCGGCATATTTACAGACTTTAAAGACGGGACAGAAGACAGCGACGCTATTATCGCAACGATTGGTTCTGGACAAGCGGACGTTATTCGATGGCTATCACCAGGCACGGTGTTAACAGCCGGAACGTCTAGTTCTGAAATGTCGATTGGTACGAGCGCAAACAACGAAGCGCTCACGCCGTCTAACATTCGCGTGGCACCACAGACCACATTTGGATCATCAGCGACGGCACCTATTCGGATTGGCCGGATTACGCTGTTTCCGCAACGATCAGGCGACCCGGACAACAACGCTAAGAAGCTCCGGGAATACAGCTATGACTTTGCCCGCGATAGCTATGAAGCTGTCGACCTCACGATATTCTCCGAACACATCACCGGCGACGGCATGGTTGAGCTTGCCTATCAGCTAGAGCCGGATCAAGTAGTTTATGCGGTACGTGAAGACGGTTATATGCTTGGCATGACGTATGAACGCCAACAGCAAGTGGTTGCTTGGCATAAGCATCTAATTGGCGGAACATCAGGAAAGGTTAAGCGGTGCGTTTCAATCCCAGGCACAACAAACGATGATCTATATATTTTGTCCGAACGGACGATCAACGGCGGAACAAAACGATACATCGAAGTGCAAGCGCAATACCCTTCGATATCCCTATCTGATGATAATTACAAAGCGGCCTATATCGGCGTTGATTGCTGTATCTCAGGTGCGGCGGCGGATGCGGAAATCACGGGCTTGTATTATTTGGAAGGTGAGGCGGTATCCGTACTTAACAACGGATCGCAGGAAACACACACCGTCACAAACGGCGAAATCAATCTCAACGTTGATCCAGCCGGCGCGACCGTTTCGGTCGGCTTGGCCATAGATGCAGCACTAGAGACAATGGATCTTGAGGCAGGCGCGCAACAAGGATCAGCATCAGCGCGGCCACGCAACATTCACGCAGTTTATGCCAATGTTTATAGATCTTTAGGTGGAAAGATCGGGCCGAATTCTAGTAAGATGGACCAGATTATCTATCGCATTCCAGAGCATGAAATGGATAGTTCCCCGCCGCTTAGATCTGAATATATGGAACTTGAAACGCCGTCCGGGTGGTCGCGCGAATGTCGCGTGAGGTTTGAGCACGACACACCGTTTCCGTTCATGCTGACGTCGCTTGTTGTTGAAATGCAAACAGAGGAGTCATTCTGATGTGCGCTCCGCTTGTTGGTTTGATTGGTGCGGTTGCCTCGATCATTGGGACGGTTGCGGGAATCCAGGCGCAACAAGCGCAGATGCAAGCGCAAGCGGATGTGAACCGCGCCGAGGCGGATAAGGCGCGTGCCGCCGCTCAAGTTGCCGAACGAGATGCAATCGTTGAGAAGATCAATGCGCGAACCGAGCTACAAAAATCACACTTCGAGGCTCAAAAAACGCGCGCGGAGACACGTTCTCAGGTCGCTAGACAAACGGCTAGATTTGCTGCCGCCGGCCTCGACCCCGGAAGCGGATCAGCGGCCCTTGTCGTCAACGAAACCCAACAACGAGGACAGCTCGACAATCTCGTCCAAATCTGGGGCGGAGAAGCCACGGCCATTTCTCACATGAACGAAGCAGAAGACTTAGTCATCCAGCGTGACGCGTATATTCAGAGCGCGCAAAACTACGATAACGCAGCCGATACACTCGGCGGCGGATCACGTGGTCCTAGTTCATTTGTTAGCGTAACGGCGGCGTAGCCAGTCGTGAAGCCATAGCAGGGCGAGTCCCGGCCCTAAGCTTATGACAGCAGTAACGAGTAGCTTGATGTTGAAAAGGTTCATCATCGAGTAGATGGGTTCGCCATCAAACCAGCTACCGAGCAACGACGCTATCAAAACAACAAAGCCAAAAGCCAGCAACATGTATCCAATCCAGCGCAATGCAACAATCATAGGTGCCTCGTATGCCTGTGGTTGATCGGCGACCATTCGCTAGCACATCGTTGAACGCAAGGCCAATACAACGCACGCGTAGCGGCGGTGCGGGCTATAAGGCGGTTGGGGAAAGTCGGAAGTCAGAAGCCCGCGCACGGGGCCAGAAAGCGCAGTACGAGGCATCCAAGGTTAAAGCGATTGCTTCGATTGTCTCAACAGTCGCAAGTGCAGCCGGTAGCGTTGCCAAATATGCAGAAGCCGAACAAGCCAAGGCTGATAACTTCGATTTCAAGATCAAGGCAACGGAATTCGGCGGCAACAATGATTTGCAATATAACCAGTCAAAGACGCAATTGTCTGGTGACGGGAATGAATGGCGCTCAAACCGGCTTGCAACGTTTGATCAAAACGCAAAAAAGTTTTTAGACAGTCTACCAAAATCTAAACAGCAGGAAGGCCAGCTGTTTATTGCACGGCAACGCGCGGCACTCGACAACAAGTCATTTAGCGATGTGCAGGTTTATCGCCAGAAGTGGGCGTTTGACCAAACCAAGAAAGTGCTTGATAATCAAGTGCTTCCGAACATTGGCGATGATCCAGATCAAAATGTCGAATATCTCGGCAAAATTGACCAGCTGATTGATGGCAGTGATGTTGCTAGCCCACAAGTTAAGAATCAGCTCCGCGCGCATGCGGTCAAGCAAGTTTATGATCGCTGGTTAAAAGCAGCCGGCCCGAACGCATCGGAGACAGCGAAAGAGATTATTGCGCGGTATAAGTTCAACCCTTCCGGAATGGAGGGGATTGGAACAGAGCAAGGCCAGAATACGGTTGAAGATGCGCAAGCGCGAAAGGATGTGGCCGCGCAGCAGCTTAACGACCTGATGAAAAACAGGGGGGGCATGAGCCTTGAGGAATACGGTAAGCAGAAAATAATTTTGGGCAAAGCCTTTACCGAGGCACAAAATGAAATTGACCGTGCGCAAAGCCGAAAAGCAGCCGAACCAACACGCAACACGTCAGTTCCATTGTCGTCCGGTCAGGCAAAGAAATTGCGCGGTGTGCGGCAAGATGTTGTCGCCGGATTCTCTCAACTGCAGCAGAGATTCGGGCAATCATTGCAGATCAATTCAGCGCATCGGACAGCATCACATAACGCGGCAGTGGGCGGCGCAAAGGGAAGCCAGCACGTACACGGCAACGCAATAGATATCAACGTTCGCGGCTTCAATACAGAAGATCGCTTGCGCTTAATCCGACAAGCGTCGGCGTTGGGGTTCAATGGTATCGGCGTTTATGAGAACGCAATTCATATTGATAAGGGCGGCCGGCGTGCATGGGGTCCGAATTACTCTTCGAATAGCGTACCGCGGTGGGCTCAATCAACAATCCGGCAACACCTTGGCGGCGCTTTCCATAATAAGGGAACCGCACCAGCGTTTAACGGTCAAATCAAGATAATCGGCGACCGTGTGGACAGCGTCAGCTTCGCACAAGCGGCAATCTCGCAAGTTGCATCATCTCGGCTGAATGGCTTTGTTCCGAAAGACGGGGCGCAATTTGGCATTACGACCGGATCTCCACGGGAGTGGGCGCGATTTTTCACAATGCTGCTTCGGCAAGAAAGTGGCGGGCGTATTGCACGCGTTGGCCGCGATGGATCATTGCAGAGATTTCGCACAACTCCACGTGGCGAAAATTCATTCGGGCCGCTGCAATTTAATCGCGGTGAGTACGGGCTGAAAACGTGGCAGGATGTTAACGATCCAGGAAAAAACATTGGCGCTCTTATTCGTGTTGGCGAGCGGTTCACGTTGCGGAGTGGATACATTCGCAACGGCCAACAAGGATATGATGCCTATTTTGGTTCGGTGCGCCGGCCAAACGAGGTTTTGCAGCATTCACGGTATGCCAATAAGGTTTTAGCGCAAGTTGGAAACGCGCAACGGGTTGAGATTGAAGACAACCGACCCGGACAACCACCAACGGGAAACACAATACATGATCAGTTTGTCCGCAAGCTCTTTGCAGAAGAAAAGAACATCGAAGCTTATTCCGAGCAAATGGAGCGCCGACAAGAAGTTGAGACAGCCCGCGTTGAACGTGAGCAGGAAAAAGAAACTGTTCGCACCGGCCTAGAGCTATTCCACAAAGGCGAATTGACAAAGGAATGGCTCGAAGACAACGCCGGCAAACTACCGAATTCGATGTACGATCGTTTCATGACGAAGCTTAACTCAAAGGTTGCGCGCGTCACCGATCCAGAAATCTACACTGGCTTACTTGAACGATCGGACACATCACCAGAAGATGTGATCAACGAAGCATCAGAAGCTTATAAGAATGGCCAGCTTAGCAAGTCAGCATTTGATAAGATCTATGCAAAGGCAACGCGTGAACTCAACCCCAAGTCATCCGCTCCGGCATGGGTGAAAGAGCAACGATCGCTTTTAAAAAGCCAGCTGCGACCATCCTCGGACGCCACGCCAGAACAGCGCCAAGCCTATACCAACAGCCTCGAGCAGTTTGATAACTACGTTGAGAAGAATGGTCAGGAATTTGATCGCAAAGAACTCCAGACCTACACCGAAAGCCTAATCAAGCAGCGCAAAACAACTCAGATCCAGGATGCGCGCAACGGGCTCGCCATGCCGACGCATACCAGTGTTGGCCGTGAAGCCATGACACTTGAGGAAGTTCATGCAACACGTATTAAGCTGCTTGGCGAGTTGAGGGCCGGGAACATCACGCGAGAGGAAGCCGGGAAGCAATGGCAGCTACTTAAGCAGTGGCAGAAGATGCTTGAAACATCAGGCGAGAAAGGAAAGCTAGCTATACCTAGCCGCACACGTGGCGTCAGCGCATCTGAAACAGTGCCGCAATCGGAACCTGTGAAAGAAAGCCAAACACCAGCGATCCCAAGTTTTACGGGTGGGGTTGATATCAGCCAGGTTGTGCAATCCGCGCCGCCTGAAATGATCCAACAAATCACGCAGCAACTCGCGAGCAATATAGATTTGTCTCAAATACCGCCAGAACTTGTTCAGCAGATTGTGCAGCAAGTCATATCCGGAATGGCGTCTCAAGTTGTGGGAGGCGCTAAATAATGGTCCTAAAGATTGACGCGCCTAAGCAAGAACAAGAGCCAATGCAGCCGCCTGTTCAAGCGCCACCACAACCGGCTATGCCAGCGCAACAGCCAAGCTATAACGTTCTTGATGAGAAACCAGCAACACGGCAACGCGACCTAGCGCCGAAAGAGCTTAAATTGGCAAGCGCTAAGCCAAGCGAAAGCGGTTTGCCAGCGGATATGGTGCAAGCGTACCGTGAGCAATTCGGCAAGCCGATCGATGAGGAATACGCCGACCGCATCAAAGAACGCGAGCAGGCAAAAACACAGAAAGAAATGGAGCAGTTTGCGCTTGAAAATGGCGTGACTACTCCGCAGGAATTAGAATTAGCCAAGCAACAACAGGAAAGCGGTGTTGAAGGTTTCGTCAATGAAAACCTACGCAAGCTGTACAACGTCTATAAGATGATTGAGCCGGCAGCTGATGCAGCTGGCGCGGTTGCCAAGGACATCGGGACAGGCGTTACAACTGATTTCAAACATATCGCAATTGGTGGGCCGGTACGCGCGGTTAACAGTGCAATAGCGTTAGTTGATGAGCTTGCAGTCTGGCTTAACAATAATATTGCAGATTTGCGTGTCGGTGGCGATACGTCAAAACCAATGAAGCCAGGCGATCACAGTGTGAAGTTGCCGAACGTTTCTGGCGACCCCAAAAGCTACACTGGCGCAATCGGGCGCAGCGTTACACAATTTGTGACTGGATTTGCGGCGATGCCTGTTAAAGCTGCAAGCTTTGGTGGTCAGGTAGCGAAAGCCGCCGCCCC